AAATTTTAAGCAAGGTTATCATGATGAACTCATGAGAGCAAGGAATGAACAGAGATATAAGTCAAATCCTACAAAAGCAACCGCTGCAGCATATATTGATGCTACTATAAATCAAGGAATCAATCGTGACAGAGCTGAAAGAAATGAAAAGTATTATAATCGCACTTTAACTAGGGAAAATGCCAGGTTAACAAGACAGACTGGCAATGTTAAAACTGCTGAGAAAGAATACACAGCTGCTAAGAATTTAGCTGAAAAATATGCAAATGAAGAGGTAGCAAATAAGTCACTATATGATAAATCTCTTGCTGGAAAAATTGATGCTGGAGTAAAAGCAATCAAAGATATCCTATCCAACTTCAAAACCACCGAAACAGTCACCATCACTTCAAACCTTTACCCAGCAGGAACTAAGAAAGTCATAAAGAAAAAATAAGGAGAACTAGCCATGAGGAATGATTTTTGCTCAGATTATCTTGAGCATTCAGCTAAAGGTACTTCTTGGAAAAACGTTCAGTACCTCAAAAAGGTTCCTCTAGGGAACGGCAAGTTCTACTATATCTATACCCAGAAAGAATTAGATGCATGGAATAAGAGAAACTCTCAAAATGCAAACAACAATGTTCTTTCTGATAAGTATAAGGCTGAGACTAAAAAGCAGGTTCTAAGTTCTGCTAAATCTTTAGAAGACCTTCAAAGAGAAGGATTTACAGTTAAAGGTAGAACGCCAGCTGAAAAGACAGCTAATCTTAATAAGAACATTAAAGATGGTGAGGATGCTATTAAGAAAGCCTTAGAGAAAGAAGAGTCAAAATCAAAGAAGTCAAGCTCATCAAAATCCTCTGGTTCAGGCTCTTCGGGCAAATCTTCTAAGGGAAGTTCTGGAGGTTCTTCGAAGAAATCTGGCTCATCAAAATCATCAGGTTCTTCTAAGGAAAAGAGTGCTAGCTCGGCAAAGAAAGCAGCTGCTGAAAAGACCACTAAAGAAGTTACAAAGAAAACTGAGCAAAAGAAGACCATTAATAATACACCTATAAATCTTGATACCTTAAAGAAAATCTATGGGGCTAAAGATGAGGATATAACAACTCATGATATGTCAGCTTCAGACTTTAAGAACAAGATGCTTTCAAAATACGATGAAGGCTCATTTGGATATTTGATGGCTGGAGATAAGGCTTATAAGTGGACTATTGAAGGCGGTCAGCTTGTTATCAAAGATTTTGACACAGATAAAGATGTATCATTTGATACTTATCTTAAAGATGTAAAACAGTTCAAAGAATTCCAGACAAACAAGAAAAAGAAATAAGGGAGGATGCTAATATGTCTATGGCAGACAGACTCCAACATGCTTGGAATGCATTTTTGGGTAGAGACCCAACAAACCATATCCAAACATATTATGGCGGGTCATATTTTAGGGAGGATAGACATACATTCTCTCCTACAACAGAACGTACACAAGTCTCTACGATTTACAATCGTATCTCGCTGGATGTTGCAGCAAATAATATTCTCCATGTCCAAACAGATGATGATGGGAATTTTGAGTCAGTAATTAAGTCTGACCTTAATGAATGCCTCACACTTTCTGCTAATATCGATCAGATAAGTAGAGAGTTTATTAAGGACATCGTTTATTCGATGTGTGAAGAGGGGGCAGTAGCTGTTCTTCCGATAGAGACTAATCTTAATCCTATGATTCACTCATTTGACATTCAGTCGATGAGAGTAGGCCAGATTATAGAATGGGGACCAGACTGGATTAAGGTAAATGTGTATAACGAGAAAGATGGAAAGAAACATGACCTTATTGTTCCTAAGTCCATTGCCGCTATAATAAATAACCCATTCTACGAGGTAATGAATTCACCAAATTCGACTCTTAAGCGCCTTATCTCAAAGATGGCACTTCTTGATATGACTGATAATAGGAATTCTTCAGGGAAGCTCGATATGATTATCCAGCTTCCTTATTTAATTAAGTCAAAGTCAAGGGAAGACCAGGCGGAAAAGAGAAGAAAAGCAGTAGAAGACCAGCTCGTTGGTTCTAAGTATGGCATTGCTTATATAGATGGCACAGAGCGGATAATTCAATTAAATCGCCCTGTAGAAAACAATCTCTATGAGCAGGTTAAAGATCTTAAGCAAGAACTATATACAGAGCTTGGTATTACTGAAGGTATTCTAAACGGCACCGCTTCCGAGCAGGAGCTTCTTAATTATCAGCAACACACAATTAAGCCGATTCTTGAGGCCATATGTCTTGAGATGAAGAGAAAGTTCTTATCAAAGAACGCCCGTACGCGTGGGCAGTCAATCATGTACTTCAACAATCCATTTGGCATTGTTCCTGTATCTCAGATTGCTGAGATTGCTGATAAGTTTACGCGTAATGAAATTATGTCTTCTAACGAGTTCAGATCTGTTATTGGTTATAAGCCGGTCAAAGATCCAAGAGCAGATGAACTTAGAAATAAGAATCTTAATGCTTCAAATGATCAGCTAGAATCTCCAATTACAACTGAACAGGTAGAAGAAGACGAGACCTTAGATACCGGAGAGTCTCAAGAACCAAGAATATTCTAAGAAGGAGGAAAACGTCAAAATGGGAGCAAAGAAAAGGAATGACTATGACTTTGCTGGCTGGGTAACAATGAACAACGTTAAGTGCTCAGATGGCAGAACAATTCGTCAGAACGCTTTTGCCCATATGGATGGCGCTAGGGTATCTCTAGTTTACAATCACGACCATCAGAACCTCGATAACGTTCTTGGTTACGTAGACTTAGAGAATCGGAAAAACGGCGTCTATGGATATGCGAAGACTGCTGATACAGAAAATGGCAGACTGGCAAAAGAGCTCGTCCATTCTGGAGCACTTGTGAGCTTCTCAATCTATGCGAATAACTTAACCGAACAGAACGGCGATGTTATGCATGGAGATATCAAAGAAGTATCACTTGTTCAGGCTGGTGCTAATAAGGAAGCACTTATTGATACTTTCTTTGAGCACGGCATTGATGGAGAAACAGGAATGTATTTCTACAATGCTGACAATGGCGAAGTAATTCTTTCTGAAGACTATCTCGCACACTCAGATGATGAGGATGAAGACGAGAAGGAAAAGAAGGAAGAGGAAGCTGAAAAGAAGGAAGAGGATAGCAAAGAGGAAGCTTCCGAGGATTCAAAGGAAGAAGAGGAAAAAGAAGTGGAAGACGAGAAGAAATTACAGCACTCTGACACAGACGATTCCAAAGAGGAGTCTGAGGGTGGACAGACCCTTAAAGAGGCATACGAAGAGATGCCTGAGAAGTACAAGAAAGTTTGCGCAGCTCTGGTTGGCATGGCCACATCAGGAGCTGACGAAGATGACGATGAAATTGAACATTCAGACTTAGAAGGAGGAGAAATAATGAAAACAAACCTTTTCGAGAATGACCAGGTTCAGGAAGAGAACGTTCTTTCACATTCTGACATGGCCGAGATCCTTAGTGCAGCTAAGACTGGCGCTAAGACACTTAAGCAGACATTTAATGAGTACTGCCTTGCACATTCTATCGACACAACTGGAATGAACATCCTGCCTAATCAGGCAACTGTTGGACAGACAGCAGGTGTAAGAGACCTTGATATGCTCTTCCCAGAGTACAAGGCTCAGAGCACAATTCCTGAGTGGATCAAGAGAGATACAACATGGGCTGATATCGTTATGGCTGGTGTTAAGAAGGTTCCATTTAAGAGACTTAAGAGCATGTTTGCTAACATCACAGAGGATGAGGCTCGTGCTAAGGGTTACATCAAGGGCGATCAGAAGGCTACTGAGGTATTTGAACTCCTTGGAAGAACAACTGATCCTCAGACTATCTATAAGCTTCAGCAGCTTGACAGAGATGACATCATCGATATTGAGGACTTCGATGTTGTAGCTTGGATCAAGGGCGAGATGCAGATCATGCTCAACGAGGAGAAGGCTAGAGCTATCCTTATTGGTGATGGCAGGACAGCTAGCAATCGTTACAAGATTAAGGAAGACCATGTAAGATCTATCGTTAACGACGTGCCTCTGTTTAACATCAAGGTTGGTGTTGACCAGACTGGTGACCTTTACAAGAACTTCATCAAGGCTGTTCTTAGAGCAAGAAAGAATTACAAGGGATCAGGTAACCCTACACTGTTTACAACTGAGGAAGTTCTTACAGAGCTCCTTCTTCTTGAGGACACAATCGGACATCCTCTCTACAAGACAGAGCAGGAGCTTGCTACAAAGCTTCGTGTTAGCCGTATCGTAACTGTTGAAGTTATGGAAGGCCAGAAGGTTGATAACAAGGATCTCCTTGGCGTAATCGTTAACCTTAACGACTACACTGTAGGTGGAGACGGAAATCGTGAGAAGGGTATCTTCGAAGACTTCGATATCGACTTCAACCAGTACAAGTACCTGATCGAGACAAGAATGTCTGGTGCTCTTATGAGACCATACTCAGCTATGACTATCCTTAAGAACCCAGCACAGAACCAGCAGAGTCAGGGCTGATAAGTAATTCAAAATAGGGGCAATAAATTGGTAGAGGGCAAGTAGCCTTCTTTTTTATTGCCCTTTTTTATTGGAGGAAAGATATGGCTAAGTTTCATGGAATAGTCGGCTTTGTCGATTACGAGGAAAGTACGCCGGGTGTCTGGACTGAAGTTGTTACTGAGCGTGAATACGCCGGTGATCTTAAAAGAAAAAATAATCGTTTTGTGTCTAGTCAACACGTTAATGACAACCTAGCGATAAATAATCAAATCGAAATAGTTGCTGACCCATACATAAACCAGCATTTTCCTTCAATAAGGTACGTCATTTGGAATGGGACTAAATGGAAGGTTACTTCCGTTGAAGACCAGTTTCCTAGATTGATTCTGGCGTTGGGGGAGGTATACAGTGGGCAGCAGACTTAACTTGCAAAAAGAGCTTGAGAATTTACTCGGGACAAAAAACGTGTATTTCCAGCCCCCGCCAAATCTAAAAATGAATTACCCATGCATTGTCTATGAGAGGGCTAGGTTAAACACGGATTTTGCTGATAACAAGCCCTACAAGATAGACAAAGTGTACTACGTTACGTACATAGATACAAATCCAGATTCAGATATGCCGCTTAAATTAGCAAACCTTCCGATGTGTGCTTTTCAGCGGCACTATGTATCGGATAACAAATACTACGATCAATTCAGAATAGTTTACTAACAAAAGGAGGAAATAATATTATGGCAGCTAATATTGCTATGCATTGGGATGGCGTTGGCGAGAAGAAATTCGAAGCTGGCGTAGATAGAGGCGTTTTGTTTGTAACTGATAACAAAGGCGCTTATGGCAAGGGTGTTGCTTGGAATGGCCTTACAGCTGTTAACGAGTCACCTTCAGGTGCTGAAGAGAATAAGTACTATGCTGATAACATTAAGTACGCTTCAATTCTTTCAGCAGAAGATTTCGGATATACAATCGAGGCTTATACATCACCTAAGGAGTTCGATGCTTGTGATGGTACAGCAGATATCGCTACTGGTGTTACTGTTTCACAGCAGCCTAGAAAGGCATTTGGTTTCTCATGGAGATCTCTTATCGGTAACGATGTAGCTGATCTTGGTGATGCTGGATACATCATTCACATTGCATATGGATGCAAGGCACAGCCTTCAGAGAAATCCAGAGGAACAGTTAATGAGTCTCCAGAGCCTACAACATTCTCATGGACTGTTGCTACAACTCCTGTTAACGTAGCAGATCACAAGCCTACAGCTCACCTTCAGATTAACTCTATGAATGTTGATGCTGATAAGCTTGCTGCTTTCGAGGAGATCATTTATGGTAAGGCTGGCTCAGAGTCTTACAATGCAGTTACTCCAGTTGGAACAGAGAATCCTGTAACTGAGGGATGGTATGAGAGATCTGGATCTGTAGGTGCATATGTATATACACTTTCAGCTGATACAACAGTAGACAGCTCAAAGACATACTATGCAAAGACAACATCAGGACAGGTTGATGCAAGACTTCCACTTCCTGACGAGATTGCAACATTCTTTAATGCTCAGGGCTGATCATTAAGTTTCAAAATGGGGGCTATTAGTTAAACTAGTAGCTCCCTTTTTATTTGTTTTTGAAAGGAGACGTTTTACATATGTATAGATGGGAACACAAGTACACAGATTACAA